ATCTGTTATCGACAGAAGGCAACGTGATCCATTATGACTTCATTGAGCATTTCATCAATGAGCTTGCTGAGAAGTATCACATTTTGGAGATTGCAGTAGATAGATGGAATGCGACACAGATGATCCAGAACCTTGAAGGAGACGGATTTACAATGGTTCCATTCGGCCAGGGTTTTGCGAGTATGTCGGGTCCGACGAAAGACTTCTATCGATTATTGATGGAAGGTCAGATCATTCACGGCGGACATCCGGTATTACGCTGGATGGCGGCGAATGTTGTGGTTGATACGGATCCCGCCGGAAACATCAAGGTGACAAAGGCAAGGTCAAAGGAAAAGATAGACGGAATTGTGGCTGCAATCATGGCACTTGACCGGTGCATCCGAAATCAGGGTGAACAGCAGGAGAGCGTTTATGAGTCGAGAGGTTTGCTCATTCTGTAGGAGATATAAAGATGATAATAGTTGCGATGATCGGCTTCTTCGTAATAGCAGAAGCCATAAATCAAACACTGGAAGGAGATTATTGATATGGGTATGTTAAGCGGCCTATTCAAGAGCAGGGATAAGCCCACAGATAGAACGGCGGGAAGCAGTTACAGCTTCTTTCTGGGAGGAACAGCTTCGGGAAAGTATGTTACCGAGAGATCTGCAATGCAGATGACGGCGGTGTACTGTTGCGTGAGGATCCTGTCAGAGGCGGTAGCGAGCCTGCCATTACAATTTTACAGATATACCGATGATGGCGGTAAGGAAAAAGCGGTGGATCATCCGCTTTATTTTTTGCTCCATGATGAGCCGAATCCGGAAATGACTTCCTTCATATTCCGGGAGACCTTGATGACACACCTGCTTTTGTGGGGGAATGCGTATTCGCAGATCATCCGCAACGGCAAGGGTGAAGTCGTGGCTTTATATCCGCTGATGCCGGATCGGATGAAGGTGGATCGTGATGAGCATGGACGGCTCTACTACGAATATACAGTCTATGAATCAGACGATGTTGACGGCAGAAAAGGAACTGATAAGGTTGGTCGGACAGTAAGGCTTCAGCCGCATGATGTGCTTCACATTCCGGGGCTTGGGTTCGATGGCTTGGTTGGCTACAGCCCTATAGCGATGGCAAAGAATGCTATCGGGCTTGCGATTGCTACTGAAGAGTATGGCTCGAAGTTCTTTGCGAACGGTGCGGCTCCTTCGGGTGTATTGGAGCATCCGGGTACGATCAAGGATCCAAGTAAGGTCAGAGAAAGCTGGCAGGCAACCTTCGGCGGTTCTGGGAACGCAAACAAGATTGCGGTTTTGGAAGAAGGCATGAAGTACACGCCGATTTCAATATCTCCGGAACAGGCTCAGTTCTTGGAGACAAGGAAGTTTCAGATTGATGAGATCGCCCGTATATTCAGGGTTCCGCCGCATATGATCGGTGATCTGGAAAAGAGTAGTTTCAATAATATCGAGCAACAGTCACTGGAATTTGTGAAGTATACGTTGGATCCCTGGGTGAGCAGATGGGAGCAGGCAATGGTTCGTGCTTTGCTCACACCTGATGAGAAGAAGAGATACTTCTTCAAGTTCAACGTGGACGGATTGCTCAGAGGTGATTATCAAAGCCGCATGAACGGCTATGCTACTGCAAGGCAGAATGGCTGGATGTCTGCAAATGATATCCGGGAACTTGAAAACCTTGACCGGATCCCGGAGGAAGACGGTGGTGATTTGTATTTGGTAAACGGAAATATGGTTCCTTTAGTATCTGCCGGTGCGGCGTACAACCTGGAGCCTGATGAAGGGAAGGAGGAAAATCCTGATGAAGAAGTTTTGGAACTGGAAGAGCAGAAAGATCAGAGACCAGGCAGGCGAAGAGGTCGCTGAGAGAGTGCTTTTCCTTAACGGTATGATCGCTGAAGAGAGCTGGTTTGATGATGATGTCACACCGGAACTCTTTCGTGAAGAGTTAAATGCCGGAAGCGGGAATATCACTGTTTGGATCAACAGTCCGGGCGGTGACTGTGTGGCGGCAGCTCAGATCTATAACATGCTGATGGACTATAAGGGTGAGGTTACGGTCAAGATCGACGGGCTTGCAGCTTCCGCTGCGAGTGTGATCGCTATGGCCGGTACGAAGGTTCTTATGAGTCCGGTTTCGATGTTGATGATCCACAATCCTGCGACTATCGCTTTTGGCGATAAGGGTGAGATGCAGAAGGCAATCCATATGTTGGCTGAAGTCAAGGAAAGCATCATGAATGCTTACGAGATCAAGACGGGGCTCAATCGTGCGAAGATTTCAAGCATGATGGATGCTGAGACCTGGATGAATGCGCATAAGGCTGTGGAGCTTGGGTTCGCAGATGGCATTCTCGAAAGGGAAGATGCTGTGGAGGATGTTGAGGCACCGGATGTTTCGGCGATGTATTCCAAAGCAGCGGTGACCAATTCTCTCAGGGATAAGCTTGCTGCGAAGTGCAGGATCAAGCCGCCTGAGGATGGTTGCACCTGCGCAATAGAGGTAACTGAAAATAAAGTTGGTGATGGGCGTTCCGCTGATGAGATCAGGGAGCGCTTAAATTTTATCAAGAGATTCATTTAAGGAGGATAAAGCGATGACTATCAATGAGATGATTCAGAAGAGAGCGAAGGTCTGGGAGACCGCGAAGAATTTTGTGGATACCCATGAGAATGAAAACGGCGTGCTCTCCGCCGAGGACAATGAAACTTATGGCCGCATGGAGAAGGAAATCGAGGATCTTACCAATGCCATCGACCGTCAGCAGAGGGCTGAGGCGAGGGAGGCAGAGCTTAGCAAGCCTGTAAACTCTCCTATCACTGCAAGACCTGCGAAGCAGGAAGAGGATAAGCCCGGCAGAGCTTCCAACGCTTACAAGGAAGACTTCGGTGCGCATCTTCGTGGTAAGGCACCTCTTCACAATGTGCTTTCTGAAGGGGTTCAGGCAGACGGCGGCTACCTTGTGCCTGAGGAGTTTGAGCGCCAGATCGTGATGGGACTTGATGAGGCGAACGTTGTGAGAAGCCTTGCAAAGGTTATCACCACAAGCGCTGAAAGAAAGATCCCTGTTGCGGCCACTCACTCTACCGCTGCATGGACAGCAGAGAACGGGGCATACACTCCGAGCGATCCTTCTTTCGACCAGAAGACCATTGATGCATTCAAGCTTACTGATCTTGTGAAGGTTTCCATCGAGCTTCTGCAGGATTCCATGTTTGACCTGGAAAGCTATATCGCATCTGAGTTCGCGAGGGCTTTCGGTATCGCAGAGGAAGAGGCCTTCTGCGTAGGTACCGGAACCGGTCAGCCTACGGGTATCTTTACTGCAAATGGCGGTCAGGTCGGTGTAGATAATGCAAACCTCTCTGCAGATGAGCTTATCAGCCTTGTTTATGCGCTGAAGAGTCCTTACCGCAGAAACGCTAAGTTCCTCATGAACGAGAAGACGGTTTCCACCATCCGTAAGTTTAAGGATGGTAACGGCGCATACCTCTGGCAGCCTTCTCTTCAGGCAGATGAGCCTGACAAGCTTCTGGGTTATGAACTTTACACCAGTCCTTACGTTCCTGAAGCAAATGCAGGAGCATATGCTATCGCATTCGGCGATTTCAAGAATTACTGGATTGCTGATCGCTCCGGAAGAACCGTACAGAGACTCAACGAGCTTTACAGCACCAATGGCCAGGTTGGCTTTGTTGCTACAGAGCGTGTTGATGGTAAAGTTATCCTTCCTGAGGGCATTCAGCTTCTTAAGATGAAGGCGTGAGGATAGGAACATAAAAGGGGGTCGCGATTTGCGACTCCCTTAGATTATGGAGGTGCGAAATGAGCGAATATAACGCAAAGAATTATACAGAGCAGGGCGGCGAAGTCACCCATATCGGTGGAAAGATCGTATACGACAATGGTTTGATGCCGAATATGAGCACGGCTGATGTGACAAGCGATACCGTGGCAAAGGTCAGGACCACTCTGAATGCCCTGATCACGAAGCTTAAGAATGCAGGCCTCATGATAGGCGATGCTTTCACTATGCAGTATGCGGCGGTAACGGACAGCGTTGCCGGTCACGCAGATCGTTCCTATAACACTGGGAAGATCTCTGATGTTACGGTGGACAATGATGCACATACCATTACGATCACATTATCCGATAAGGTGAAGAACCTTAAGGATTTTGAGGCAGGTAACGGATGGGGTAAGCATAAGTGGCTTGGTGTAGGTCTTGGTGTTGGGATCAGTCCTATCACAGGGTTGTACTACAACGGCTCCGCTTTGACTGCAGAGGATGTTACTGAGGCTACCCAGTGTGATCTTGCCGCTGGGTATTTTGTCCGCTGGGTTGCAGCGGATCTGGTTCTTGCAGGTGACAACAGTGAAAAATCTGTTGATTACTTTACACTGTGGGCTGATGGGTATGCTGAGACGACATACAAGCTCGTGATTGTTGAGCCTGCTTAAGACGAAGAACTGGCGGTGGGAAGTTCCTGCCGCCTTTATTGTGAGGTGGTCAGATGATCGTAACTGTGGAAGAGATGAAGAATTATCTGAGGATCGATTTCGAGGATGATGATTCATTGCTGGAAAACTTTATAACAGCCGGGGAAAAGCAGTGCATGGATATTCTTCGTACCGATGATGAGAATGATCTGGCTGATTGTCCGAACGGGAAGATCGCTGTGATGTTTACGGTGGCATACCTGTATGAACACAGGGAAGAGGCTGATCATCATGCGATGGATCTGACTCTGAGGGCTCTGTTATTTGGGAGCCGGAAGGAGGGATTCTGATGGTGACTGCTTTGCTTAACGAGAAGGTGGCATTCCTGAAGAATACTGTGAAGACCGATACTGTCGGGAATCATACGAATGATTGGGATGAGTATTATACCTGCTTTGCAACGATCGGCGGCGAAGGTATGGCGAGTTCCAAAGAAGAAGAGATTGCCGGTACTACAGTCGAAGACGTGGCTATGACAGTGACGGTACGGTATTGCCAGAAGACGGCTGCGATTACTTCCACAGGATACAGGATTCTGTTCAAGGGTGAGTTCTATGACATTGTGAATGTGGATCATATGAATTTTAAGAAGAAGTCGCTGAAATTCAGCTGTCGGAAAGTGAGGCGGTGATGCATGGCTACGGATAGGGTGAAGATCGATCAGATAGCTCATGTCATTATGGAGGGCTTGCAGGAATACGCTGACCTTGCCACAGATGATCTGAAGAAGGCTGTGAAGAAAGCCGGTGATGAAGCGAAGAAGGATATACAGAATAATGCGCCTGTAAAGACCGGAGCTTATAAGAAAAGCTGGACGGTGAAGACTACGAAAGAGACTTCCAATGCTATGGAGGTTGTGGTTCATAGTAGGAACCGGTATCAGCTGGCTCATCTTTTGGAGTTTGGTCATGCGAAGCGGGGCGGCGGCAGGACAAGAGCCTTTCCGCATATCGCACCAGCTGAGCAGAGGGCGGCAGAATTACTGGAAAGAGAAGTGGAGGCGGCATTGAAATGACGATTGAACAGTTGGCAGCAATGCTGCGGGGTACGGGGATCCCGTTTGCGTATGATCATTTTGCAGAGGGGGAAAGCCCGGAGCCGCCGTTTATCTGTTATCTTCTGCCAGGGAGCGATAATTTCGCTGCTGACGGCAGGGTGTATTTCAAGATAAATGAGGTGCGGATAGAGCTTTACACGGATAAGAAAGATGTGTCCGTTGAAAAGCAGGTGGAGGATGCTCTGGATGACCAGGGCATTTTTTATAACAAGAGTGAGGTCTGGATATCGGAAGAGAAACTGTACGAGGTGCTGTATTCCTTTGATGTGCCGGATGTGAGTGAAGATTAAGGAGGGTAAAGAGATGCCTAACAACAAGGTTAAATACAATCTGAAGAATGCGCATTATGCGATGCTTCATATCGCCCAGGACGGTACCGTGTCTTATGATACGCCGGTGCCTTTGCCGGGAGCTGTAAGCATTTCGCTTGATGCGAACGGGGAGCCGGAAAACTTCTATGCTGATGGCATTGCCTATTATGTCATCAATAACAACATGGGATATGACGGCGACCTCGAACTTGCGATGATCCCTGAGAACTTCAGGGTGGATGCGCTGAACGAGACATTGGACGATAACAATGTTCTTGTGGAGAATGCGAACACGGAGCTTAATTCTTTTGCGCTTCTTTTCGAGTTCGACGGCGATGTGAAGCATATCAGACACGTTCTGTATAACTGCTCTGCATCGAGACCGGGTATCGAGGGCAAGACCAATGAAGAGAGCCGTGAGGTGCAGACGGAGACGCTGACCATTAAGGCAACGCCTCTGGCGAATGGCGTGGTTAAGGCGAAGACCGGCAACAATACCGGGGCTACGACTTACACCAACTGGTACAATTCCGTTTATATGCCTACGGATGTGTCCGGGGCTGATGTATCGCTTTCGGCTTTGAGCATCGGATCTGTAAGCCTGAGCCCGACATTCGATAAGGATGTTACGGCTTATACAGCGACTACTTCAAATGCAACGAATACTGTTACTGCAACGGCAACGGATTCGGATGCAAGCGTTGTGATCACGTTGAATGGCAATTCCATTACAAGTGGGTCCAGCGTGACGTGGAGAGCCGGGGCAAATACCGTGATGGTTACGGTAAGAAACGGCGGTTCTTCGAGAACTTACACGGTGGCTGTTACGGCAGAAGACTAAGGCAGACAGGTCTTAAGGGCTTCGAGGTTGTGAAGAATACGGCTTCGGGGCTCTTTTTTGACCGGCGCTATTTTTATGGAGGATAAAGACCTATGAGTATGATGAAAAAGATTGAGATTGATGGGAAAGAGGTCGCTTTCAGGGCATCCGCTGCTATTCCCAGAATATATCGTTTGAAGTTCCAGAGGGATATTTATAAGGATCTGGCTGCTTTGGAAAAGGCTATCGGTGATAATTCCGAGGAAGTCAGCAATCTGGATATGTTTTCTTTGGAGATGTTTGAGAATATCGCATACATCATGGCGAAGCACGCTGATTCGAGTATACCGGACACGCCGGAAGAATGGCTGGACGAGTTTAATACTTTCAGTATCTATCAGGTGCTACCGAAGATCATCGAGCTTTGGGGCTTGAACATGAAGACTGATGTGGAGGCTAAAAAAAACTTGATGCAACTGACCGGCAAATGACAACGGCCTTATTCATGCTCAGGTGTACACAGATCGGACTTTCAATCAGGGATCTTGATCTGCTGACCATAGGAATGGTCAATGAAATGTTTATCGAGAGCAGGAATGACGAAGGGGCTGACAAATACTATCACAGGATAGCTGGTCAGGCTGAGTTTGATGCGTTTTGATGGGGTAACGGTTTGTTGCTCCATATTTTTAGATTGGGGGTGCCTGGATGGCGGCGAACAGAATAAAGGGTATTACCATCGAGATCGGCGGCGATACCACAAAATTGCAGACTGCCTTGAAGGGCGTGAATACTCAGGTCAAGAGTACCCAGCAGCAGTTGAAGGATGTTGAGAAGTTATTGAAGCTGGATCCGGGGAACACGGAGCTTCTGGCTCAGAAGCACAGGTTACTTGGAGAGGCGGTTGCGGCTACAAAGGAAAAGCTGGAAACCTTAAAAACGGCGGCTGAGCAGGCGAATACGGCTCTGGCAAATGGAGAGATTTCCAAGGAACAATATGATGCCCTGCAGAGGGAGATCATCGAGACCGAGAATGATCTTAAGAAATTAGAGGAACAGGCAAATCAGTCTGCTACGGCAATGCAGAAGATCGCGGCGGACGGTGAAAAACTGAAGACAATGGGCGATAACGTCACTGAGGTAGGAAAGAAGTTCTTGCCGGTGACAGCAGGCGTTACGGCTCTTGGTACGGCGGCGGTGAAAACTGCCGCTGATTTTGACTCAGCGATGAGCAAGGTTGCAGCGGTGTCCGGTGCGACCGGGGAAGATTTCGATAAGCTGAAGGCGAAAGCCCGTGAGATGGGCTCCAAGACAAAGTTTTCTGCTTCCGAGGCGGCTGAAGCTATGAATTACATGGCGATGGCGGGCTGGAAGACGGAAGATATGCTTTCAGGTATCGAAGGTGTTATGAATTTGGCAGCTGCATCCGGTGAGGATCTGGCTACTACTTCCGATATCGTGACGGATGCGCTTACGGCTTTCGGATTATCGGCTCAGGATTCGGGGCATTTTGCGGATATCCTTGCGGCGGCTTCGAGTAATGCGAATACCAATGTCTCAATGATGGGTGAGACCTTCAAGTATTGTGCTCCTATCGCAGGTGCTTTGGGCTTCAGTGCAGAGGATACGGCTGAGGCTATCGGACTTATGGCAAATGCCGGTATTAAAGGTTCACAGGCCGGTACAGCCTTAAGAACCATTATGAATAACCTTTCGGGTGAGGTAAAGATCTGCGGATCCTCTATCGGAGAGGTTACGGTGGCTACTACCAATGCGGATGGCTCCATGAGAGATCTTTCTGATATCTTGGCTGATTGTCGTACCGCATTCTCAGGGTTGTCAGAATCCGAGAAGGCAGCGGCGGCTGAAAGTCTTGTCGGAAAGAATGCAATGTCAGGATTCCTGGCTCTGATGAATGCCGGGGAAGGCGACATCAATAAGCTTTCATCTGCTATCGATAACTGTGACGGTTGTGCTGCTGATATGGCTGCGACAATGAATGATAACCTTGAAGGACAGCTGACTATTCTGAAATCTCAGCTTCAGGAATTGGCTATTTCTTTCGGTGAAATGCTGATGCCTGCAATCAGAACTATTGTCGGATGGATCCAGAAGTTCGTGGACTGGCTCAATTCGATGGATGAGGGCACAAGGAAGGTCATCATTACCATTGCACTGGTGGCGGCTGCTATCGGTCCGGTACTGATCGTGATCGGCAAGGTCATGAGTGCTGTGGGTACCATTATGACAATTATTCCGAAGCTGGCTTCAGTGATCGGGATTGTGCAGAAGGCATTTATGGCTATGAATGCTACCATGCTGGCAAATCCGATTGTGCTGATCATAGCTGCGATTGCGGCATTGGTGGCGGCTTTTATTTATCTTTGGAATACGAATGAAGAGTTTCGGCAGTTCTGGATTGACCTGTGGGAGGATATCAAGGAGATTGCCATTGCTGTATGGGAAGGCTTAAAGGAGTTCTTTTCAGCGGCTTGGGAGGCAATTAAATCTACGGCTGAGACCATTTGGAACGGTATAAAGAATTTCTTTACCGGGCTATGGGATGGGATCAAAACCATCTTTACTACGGTGGTGAATGCTATCAGCACATTCCTAAGCACGGCGTGGAATACGATAAAGACGGTTGTGACTACGGTATGGACGGCGATATCGACATTCTTTACGACCATATGGACAGCTATCAAAAATACTTTTACTACGGTGGTAAATGCTATAAGCACTTTCCTGACAACAGCCTGGAATGCTATAAAGACCACGGCTACGACCATATGGAATGCGATATCCAGTTTCTTTACTACGATATGGAACGGTATCAAGAATGCGATTACCACGGCGTTGAATGCAATCAAGAATACCGTGACAACGGCTTGGAACAATATCAAGAATACGGTGGTGTCTGTTGGAAATGCTATTAAATCGGCGGTGACGAACCTGTGGAACAATGTGACTTCAGCTGTGAAGACGGCTATGGGTAATGTGTTCAATGCGGTGAAGAGTGGATTTGCCAATGTGAAGGATCATATCACGGGGCTTGCTTCGCAGGCGTTTAACTGGGGTAAGGATCTGATCATGGGTATCGTGAATGGTATCAAGTCTTGTATCTCAGCTGTTGGCGATGCTGTATCGGCGGTGGCTGACAAGATCAAGAGTTTCCTGCATTTCTCGGTGCCGGATGAAGGACCTCTTACGGATTATGAGAGCTGGATGCCTGACTTTATGAAGGGTTTGGCAAACGGTATCGAGAAGAGCAAGGGCATGGTCACAAAGGCGATGGATTCACTTTCGGCAGATATGGTCATCAGTCCACAAGTGAACGGAACGCAGATGGCTATGGCCGGTGGCGGTGCTGTGAGCAGTGCAGATTTGAGCAGTCTGGTATCAGCTATCCGCGATGCCGTGAGCGGCGTGAACAGTTCTGGTAAGGGTGGCGATATCGTGATCCCTGTTTATCTTGGAGGAACGATGCTGGATGAAGTGATAGTGAACGCTCAGCAGAGAGCGAATCTAAGAAGTGGAGGAAGGTAAGATGGCATTTATTCAATATCTGAATTTTGACGGTGAAAACCTTCCTCTGCCTACTTCTTATGAGGTGGACATGGAGGATAAGGAAGCGGATTCCGGTGGGGAGACTGAGGCAGGAACCATCCAGAGGGATGTCGTGAGAGCCGGTGTCCGGGAGATAACAGTTTCCTTTTCGGTTACGCCTACATGGCTGAAGAAGCTGACAGAATATAAGCAGCAGGAAAGTATCACGGTCAGGTATTTTGATCCTGAGACGATTGCTGTGAAACAGACACAGATGTATGTGGAGGGATTCAAGAGCAAGCTTGAAAAGGATACGAGCTATAAGGGGCTATGGACGGTGAGCTTTACGCTGAAGGAATTTTGAAAGAAGGTGTATGAATGTATCCTGTATCGAGCGCATTCCTGCAGGCGGTGCAGGAGAATACGAGAAAATATTATTGGACGGGGAAGATCACCACGAAGAATGGTGTGGTCTATAACTTCGATGCTGAAGATATCGTAAAAGGCAGCGGTTATATTTCGAGCCAGTGTTGCGGATCTACGGAGATAGAGCTGGGTACGGTGTATTCGGCTGAAATGGGAATCACGCTACTTTCGGATATTGACCGGTATACACTGGAAGATGCCTTGGTGGAGCTGACTTACCATCTGAGGATTTCTCAGAGCAGAGATAGTGCTGATCTGGATGAAGACTATGATCAGACGGTTGAGAGTGACGGAATCTACGAAGCGATACCGATGGGCGTGTTTGAAGTGTCGGAGGCGAACAGAACCGTCAAATGCCTGGAACTGAAGGCTTATGACTATATGCTTCGGTTCGAGAAGGATTTTAACGGCTTCGAGACCGTGGGTAAGGCGTATGACTTCATTCATCTTTGCTGTGAGGCCTGTCATGTGGATTTTGCTTCGACGCAGCAAGAGATCGAGGCGATGCCGAATGGTGATACAGGGCTTTCGATTTATACGGACAATGACATTGAGACCTACAGGGATGTGCTCTATTACGTGGGGCAGGTGCTTGGAGGTTTCTTTTGTATAAACCGGGAAGGTCAGTTGGAACTGAGGAAGTACGGAAATACTTCTGTGATGACTGTGGCAGGAAGGCATAGGTTTTCTTCCAGCTTTTCGGATTTCATTACAAGATACACGGCGGTTTCTTCTACAAATATGAGAACCGAGATTGCGGAATACTATCATCTGGATCCGGATGATGGGCTGACCATGAATCTGGGGGTAAATCCGCTTTTGCAGTTCGGCTTGGAAGAGACAAGGCGTGAGCTTTGTGAGAATATTCTGGCTGATATTTCTGTCATAGATTATGTGCCGTTTGATTCAGATACTATTGGCAATCCGGCACTTGATATCGGGGATGTGCTGACCTTTGTTGGCGGTCAGGCAGATGAAAACCAGATCAGTGCTATCACTTCCAATCAGGTGAAGATCTATGGGAAACAGACGCTTAAGGGTGTCGGGAAGAATCCAAGACTGGCTCAGGCAAAGAGTAAGAACGATAAGAATATTTCGGGATTGCTTTCACAGATTGAGGCAGGGAAGATCGGGATCCATACTTTTACGAATGCATCTGCATTTACGATACATGACCAGGATACAAAGATCATATCCATAGAGTTCGCCACTTCTGAAGATAATCATGCTCAGTTTTTCGGGCAGGTGATCGTGGATGTTGATGCGGATGAGGTGACAAGGACGGCTACGGCTTCAGGTAATGTGACGATACCGGCGGTGAATGTGGACGCAGTTTCACAAGGACTAGACAATGAGGGCGAAGGGGAAAATGCTGAGGAAGAGCCTGAGGTAATCGGTACCACGGAAGAGCAGACGGTTTCGGTTTCGCTGCCTGTGAGCTGGACGGAGGATGGTCATGCCGATGTGATCTTTTCCTTTGAGTTCAATAACCAGATGATCCCGATACATTATCCTCAGGAACACTGGTGCAGCGGGCGTCATACCATTCTTTTGTATTATCCGATTGAAAATGTGATGGCGAACTTCACCAACACTTTTAATGTTTATATGCGCTGTACCGGCGGTTCGGCTACGGTGGATACCGGGTTCTGTATTGCTTCGATTTCCGGTCAGAGCATGGGCGCTGATGCAGCATGGGATGGCAAGATCGAGGTGGAGGAATATGTCGAGAGATTTCCGATTGGTACTGGAAACCTTGCAGGAAGGCTCAGAGGCGTTGGCTTTACTGAGAGTACGCTGTGGGAGATTGATGAGCTGGTGAAGAGGTCTTATTCCGACACGAAGAGCGGAAGAAGCTCTATCGGCGGCTTTGCGGTGCAGGTGGATGTGTCCGGCAGTAATTCATAAGGAGGGTGCGATGAGAAGATATACTGGATCTCTGACGGTGGAGTTGGAGGATGTGAATACGGGCGTGGTGGAGACCGTGTCCGAAACAAATATGGTTACGAACCTTGTAAATGACCTGTTGGGAATGAATCCGATGGGTCTTTTTTATAAGTGTTCCGGGCAGTATGACGATATGATGGTCTGGAATGATGAGATGCTGCCGATATGCCCGAACATGATCGGAGGGATCATTTTGTTTCCGAGTGCACTTACAGAGCAGGCGGGAAATATATATCCGCCATCATCAAATATGCCTGTGGGCTATGCCAGCAATGATGTAAATGCCACGGGAAATGTGAAGAGGGGAAGCATGAATCTTGTGGAGAGCATGGCTCTGGCAGATGGGTACAAGTTTGTCTGGGAGTTTACGCCTTCACAGGGGAATGGCACGATCGCGGCGATCGGACTGACATCGAAGAAGGGAGGTGCCAATCTGTTCGGAAGTGATGCGGCGGTAGATACGACTCTCCTGCTCCTAAGGCAGAACAGCCTGGATCTTACGGTGGACTGGCTGAACACGTTGTTCAGGGCAATAGAGGTTGATTTTGAAAATGGACTCCTTTACTCCATAGCATATGCCAGTAATACGGTGACGGTCACGAGATATCGGATCCCGATTTTTGATGTGGGACTGAACGAAAAACTGGATGATACGACACTGACGCTGGAAGATACAACGGTTCTGCAGTGCTCAACTTTCAGGTTTTACGGAAGCTATACTCCGTATGGAATCTTCCTGGATGGCGGTGATGGATACTGGTATGGGTTTGCAAATCAGGCTAATTCCTCCGGGAATGCCACGATGCTCTGGATCAAGATCAAGAAGTCTGATATGACCTTTACGGAAGGCAGCTGGACGCTTTCCAATGCACATCTGAAAGCGGTTGGCAGCTTCAGGGAAGATTCCAGTTATCCGAATACCCAGAGGAATGCAGTGCTGAGGAACGGATATCTGTATGTTTTGGGTTATGACAATGACGGCGTTTACAAGATCAATATCGCTAATCCGACGGACATAACCTTCTTAAGCTTTGGGTTCACATCAGAGGCAAAGTCTATCTGTACATCCGGAAGCTGCGAGGTGAGGCTAATGATGATCGGTGATGTGATCATCGGATATGATTTCATCATCGATGTCAGTGACAGGGTGGAGCAGACAATCGGTGGTACAAGGATGAGCAATAATCTGGCAACGCCACTCTTTCGGTATAAGGAATTTCTAGTCGGATGGGGTGGCTCCTACGGGAATGAGTACAGGTATAATTTCCTGTTCACTCCGTATCTGGCTACGATCTGCAATCTGTCGCAGGCCGTGGTCAAGAATGCGGATAAGACAATGAAGATCACTTATACATTGACGGAGCAGGTGGTGAGTTCATAAGGATTATGCAGTCGGTCACTTTATGGCGGCGGTTTCCATTACGGGAGCCGCCTATTTTCATGCATAGGGAGGATAAGAGATGAAGGAATTCTGGAATTTGGTGCAGTTGGGATTTACGGCTGTCGGAGGATGGCTGGGTTACTTTTTGGGAGGTTGTGACGGGTTGATCATAGCGTTGGTGGTTTTTGTAGTCGTGGATTACGCCACAGGTGTAATGTGCGCGATTGCAGACAAGAAACTGTCCAGCGAAGTCGGATTCAAAGGGATCTGCCGCAAGATACTGATCTTTTTGCTTGTAGGGATTGCGAATGTGCTGGATGCAGAGGTTTTGAAAACAGGATCCGTGCTGAGAACGGCGGTGATCTTCTTCTATCTGAGCAATGAAGGGATTTCGCTTTTGGAGAATGCGGGGCATCTGGGCTTACCTATCCCAGAAAAGATGAAGAAGGTATTAGAGCAGCTTCATGACAGATCTGAGAAGGAAGAAAAGGATGGTGAGGAATAATGGGTTACACGAATAGTTCTATGGTGGCTTATACAAAGCTTTCGCCCAATCATTCCGGGCAGAGGACGCACGGGATCGACAGGATCACGCCGCATTGTGTTGTCGGGCAGACCACGGCGGAAGGTCTTGGAGACTGGTTTTCTAAGAAGTCCACACAGGCATCCAGCAATTACGGCATTGACCGTGATGGGCGTGTTGGGCTGTATGTGGAAGAGAAGAACCGCTCATGGTGCTCTTCTTCAGGGGCAAATGATCAGAGGGCGGTTACTATCGAATGTGCATCCGATACCACGGAGCCGTATGCCTTTAAGGATATCGTTTATCAGAAGCTGATAGAGCTTTGCACGGATATCTGCAAGAGGAACGGCAAGAGCAGGCTGATCTGGTTCGACGATAAAGAAAAGACTCTGAACTATGAGCCTAAGGCAGATGAAATGGTCCTGACGGTTCACAGGTGGTTCGCAAATAAAAGCTGTCCGGGAAACTGGATGTATGCCCGGATGGGTGATCTGGCACAGAAGGTCACGGCAGCTTTGGGCGGTACTGCTGAGGTACCTGCGACAGAGATTACTTCTGATCCTGAGAAGCATATCTGGGATTTTCTTATGGGCAAGATTGGAAATGCTTTTGGTGCTGCCGGTCTTATGGGAAATCTGTATGCGGAATCCGGACTGAAGCCGAATAACCTTCAGAACAGCTTCAATAAGAAACTTAATATCACGGATGAAGAGTATACGATGCTGGTAGATGGCGGTCATTATCCGGATTTCATAGCGGATAAAGCCGGATATGGGCTGGCTCAGTGGACTTTCTGGAGTAGGAAACAGGCTCTGCTGGATTATGCCAGGGAGAAGAGGAAGAGTATCGGGAATCTGCAAGTGCAGCTGGATTTCATGTGGAAGGAGCTGAACGATATGCATCCGGCAGTGCTGATCGTACTGAAGGAGGCGAAGTCCGTTAGGGAGGCTTCTGATGCGGTACTGCTTTGGTATGAGAAACCTGCGGATCAGAGTGAGGCGGTACAGGTAAAGAGAGCCGGGTACGGTGAGGGATATTATAAGAAGTATGCCGAGAGCGACAGTGTTCCGTCATCCGGTGGAATGAGCAATGCGGATTGTCCGTTCCTTGTGAGAGTGACGGCGAAGGATCTGAGGATCCGGAAAGGGAATGGAACCGATACGGCGTGGACAGGAAAATATGTTCCGCCGGGTGTATATACGATTGTTGAGGTGAAAGCCGGGAAGGGCTCTAATGTCGGATGGGGAAGGCTGAAGAGCGGTGCCGGGTGGATTGCGTTGTCGTATGCGAAGAGAGTTTAATATGGTTTGAGAGCGTGCCCGTGGTTGTCGGTGATGAGCCGATGACTGCGGGCTTATTTTTGTGGGAAAAGTTTACTCAAAATCCGCTATTTTTCATGCCGTTTGTCTTTAGAGAGATAGGAAGAAAAATTCTGATGTACTCTGATGGGGCATAACGGAAAAGAGAAATGAAAAAAATTTTGAAAAGCTCAAAAAATCCGTCTTCAAAACTCCTTAGGTCATCAGAAGGATACTTCAAATCAATCAACTGTAAGGAGGATAAGACGATGGCATACAAGAGAACAGAAATTCCGGAACTTGAAAAGGCATTAGCAAGCGGCAGGAAGAAGTTCGTCCGTTATGAGGAAGGAGCAAGGCTCTATTCCATGGGACTGCATTCCTTCGAGGCATTGGCCAAGGAAGCTGGGGCGGTATATCACGTTAAGAGGGTTGCTCTGGTGAATACGGATCGTGTAGATGAGTATCTGGAAAACTTTCGGGATGAGATACAGTAATTACGGTGTGGAACAGCCTGTGATGTGCTCTGAGGAAAAATAAATTAACCTATTGACATTTTGGGTGCCAATAAGTTATTATGAAAGTCCGAGGAAGAGGTTTGAGCAAATGGCACAGATGGGTCGCCCAAAGTTGGAGGAATCGAGATCAAATAAAGCATCCGTTCGTTTGACGGACAGGCAGATGGCACGTCTGGAAGCATATTGCGAGAAACTCCGGCTCACAAAAGCACAGGCGCTCATGAAGGGCTTGGAGGAACTGTACAGACAGGACGAAGAGTCTGATAAGCGCAAGTAACAGGCTGTTCCTTACTTTGTGAAAGGTAAGGTGACAGTTATGGCAAAGGCAAGAAAAGATAATCGCGGGTATGCGCTAAGGACCGGCGAATATCAGAGGACAGATGGTCGATATGCATTCTCTTACACTAACTTGAAAGGTGAGAGGCATACGATCTATGAAAAAACCTTAGCGGACCTGAGGGCAAGAGAAAAAAAGATCCTTCGAGAAATTGAGGACGGGCTGGATCCGAGAGCGGCAGAGAGGATCACGCTGAATGAGCTTTATGACAAGTACATTGGTCAGAAATATGATCTGAAGGAAACGACTAAAGGCGCATATATTTATTGCTATGATCGTTATGTCAGAGAGAATTTCGGAAAGAGGAAGATCGCTACCATCAAGTACTCTCATGTCAAAGAGTTTTACTACGGGCTCATTATAGAAGGCGGATTATCATCAGCAACTCTGGATAACGTACATACGCAGCTTCATCCGACATTCCAGATGGCAGTCAGAGACGGCATGCTTCGTGTTAATCCTACGGACGGTGTGATGGCAGAGATTAAGAAGAGCCATTACTGGAAGAAGCCGAAGAGGCATGCACTGACGATTCCTCAGCAGAGAGCATTTACGGAATTCCTTAAGGACAATCGGGAGTTCACGGGATGGGCACCGTTGATGATGGTACTTCTGGGAACCGGGATGCGTATCGGAGAATGCCTGGGACTGAGATGGGACGATCTTGATTTCGACAAGCGCAGCATCAGTGTGAATCATAATCTGACGGACAGGCCGGATGCCAAGGGCGAATGCAGAAAGCGTATCAATACGCCGAAGACAGATGCCGGCAACAGGACGATCCCGATGATCGATGAAGTGTTTGAAGCCTTCTTGCAGGAATATGAGATGCAGATGTGTATGGGTTATAAGTCGGAGACGATTGACGGCTATACCAATTTCGTATTCCTTACTTCCGGTGGAGCAGTGGTGATGCCCGGCAGTGTTGATCGCACCATTCATCTTATGATCAATGCTTATAACAAGCAGGAGCCGATCAATGCGAAGAAGGAAGGCAGGGAGCCGGTGATGCTTCCGAGCTTTTCGGCTCACAACCTCCGTCATACCTTTTGTACGAGACTTTGTGAGAACGAGAGTAATCTGAAGTTCATTCAGAGCATTATGGGTCACAAGGATATTCAGACAACGATGGATGTCTACGCGGAGGCTACGGAAGAGAAGAAGCAGGAGCTTATAGGAAACCTTCAGGGAAAGATTATTATTTGAAAATCAGAGTAGATCAGAGTCAAAAGTAGCGATGTGTCTTTTAGTTTTTGACAAAGACACAGACGGCGACAAGCCCCGAAAATAAAGCGTTCTTAAGACTGTCAGACAAATTTTTTACGACAGAAAAGTGTGTTGTGACGGACAGTAATGGATAAGGACGGAAATAAGGGGGCTTGGACATGGGGCTACACGGGGTACAGAGGGGCGATATGGTGTAAGCCAAGGACTCGCTCCCGAC